TTGGTGGAGCCTTGTTAACGCAAGAAGCTATCCGTGGATTCCCAACGATTGGTGGTTGGTTTGGCGGAAGCAGTGCCGCAGGTGCGGGTGCGGGAGCTGGAGCAGGTGCTGGGACCGCTGGCGCTGTTGCACAACCAACTCTACTTGGTGGCTCAGAAATACTTGGTGGTGCTACTGGTATTGGTAGTGGTGGAACAGCAGCAACGGGAGCTACTACTACAGGGGCTACTACTGCCGGAAGCTCTACGCTCGGAACTATCGGAGCGTATGCTTTACCTGTTGCAGCTACTGCCGCCGTATTAAGTAATGCTTGGGAAACTGGCATGAAAGATATTCTTCGTGGACGTGGTGATAGAGCTGATTGGACCAACCAAGCAGTTAACATTGCTACTGGCGGTGTACCAAATATAGCCCTGCGTTTGCTAGGAAAGCGCTCCATTGGCGCAATGATGAAAAGCGGCAAATCAGGCGCTCAACAATTGCGAGATAGTTTCAGAGGCGATTTAAGGCAATCAGGGGTTACTGAGAAAATCAAAGGTTCCGATCATGTAACTTTAGCTGATGGAAGTAAGTTCAATATCGGCCTTGATGGCAAAACAAAATATCAAAATGTCGGCGAAAACATTGATGGAAAAACTAGCCGCAATGCGTGGGATGTAGACTTTTCTAATCCATTAGCGAAATACGCCACAGATCAGATTGATCCAATGATCCGTAACATTTACGGAGCAGACGATCCCAAGCGTAAGTTCTTCCCAGGACAGTACACTGGAATGTTAGTAAATGCTGTTACTTCAAACGCTAAGAACGAGCAGGACGTGTTAGCTAATATCCAAACTGTACTAGGCAAATCAAAGTTTGCGCAGCAAGCAGGAGTAGGAGTGAAGCCACCACCTCCACCACGTCCACCAAAGGGTGAAGTAGTTCGTGTATCACCTGGTATGTATATGAATGATAAAGGTCATATACAGCCTGCGAAAACAGTTAAGCAAGCGTTACAAATGCACTACAAGGAAACAAAGGATAAGAAATGAAAGGCGAGAAGCTCAAAGGCGCACTAGCAAAAGCACCACGAGAGAAAGCTATGGAGCGTCTGTCTCCTGGCGTTTATCGTGGCAGTAAGGGTGGTTTAGTTAGCCAAGGTGGTCAGGCTATCCGCAGGCAGCCACAACAGCAGATACCGCAAGACGTAGCAGGTGCTGCAAGTGGTATAGCTGCTGAAGCTATGCGACAACCAGGACCGCTGCCAACTCAAGCATCTCCAGACCAAATTAGTCAGATGATTGCTGGTCAGCCAGTGCAAAACATGATGTACACCATGACTCCAGAGGAAGCGGCAAGGTCAAGGGAGTATTTTAGAGGTAAAGGAATAGATTTGAACAATTTGCCGCCAGTTCAAGTCGGCACCGTTCCAATGCAAATGCCACAGCCATCGGCAAACATGGGCGGTCAGTATCGCTTGAGTCCTGGTGTATACGGCACTCGTGAGCAAGCTATGCAGCAGATGTATCAGCCAGTACAGGGCTTCCAAAATGCTCCAGGCTATATGCCGCAACAGCAGCCACGAACAGCGCAAGAGTACCGACAGGCAATACCTTTCATTAAGCGAGGATAGCTAGTGCCGTTTCAGGGATTCACAATGTCGCCTCCGTACGGAGGGTTGGATCTAGTAAGTCCAATAGACAATATGGACCCAGCTTATGCGCTGGAGCTTGTGAACATATTCCCTGGAGCTGGTGCGCCTACGGTTCGCCTTGGTTATGAGCAGTTTGCAAGCGTAGGTTCTACATCACCATTAAAGTTTATTGAGGCACTAAACCTCGCTAGTGGTTCTACAGTATTGGTAACTAGCAGCGATTCCGCAATATACGGTATTACCTCTGCGGGTGTAGTAAGCACAATTACAGGTTCCGCTGTCACGTCAGGAGAGTGGCAATCAACTACGTTTAACAACCGCATTTACTTAGTTAATGGCGTAGATAAGGCTAGATATTGGGATGGTTCAGCAGCAACCACTAGCGATTTAACTTTCACAGGCCTAGCACTCACTAGCATGATTGGCGTTCATGCTCATAAAGAACGTCTTTATTTTATTGAGGCTAACTCAAGCAAAATCTGGTACGGAGGACTACAGGTAACTGGAACAAGCGCAACACCAGCCTTGACTAGCTTTGACCTGAGCTACGTTATGACCCGTGGTGGTTATGTAGTGGCGATAGGCAGCTACAGCAACTCAAAGAACGTCGCCGCTCAAGATTACTTCTGGGCGTGTAGTTCTGAAGGTGAGATTGTTTTCTACAGTGGTACCTATGCTGGTGATCCCAATACATGGGGTTTGATAGCTAGATACTTCATTGGAAAGCCACTTGGCCGACGTGCGTTTGTGCGAGTGAACAACGATACCTGGATTATTACAGAACAGGGCATTGTTCCAATAAGCGGATTGTTTGAGGCTGATCCAGAAGCTGCGCTTAACATTGTAAGCCAGAAAGTTAATCCTCTTATTTCAGAAGCAGCGACTCAGTTTCCGTTTGATCATCAATGGCATGGTTTCTTTTGGGCGCAAGGTAGGCGAGTTTACATCAGCATACCGCAGTCAGGAACGAGCTGTTACTTTCTAGTGTATTCCATTGATACAAAGGGCTGGACACAGTTTAGACTGTTTAGCGATGGGCATAGTTTAAGCAGTTGTGCTTTTAACAAGCTTCCCTATTACGCATCTTCAAACGGAATTATTTGGAAAGGAGAAACAGGGCAAGCCGACGCAGTAAGTGGAGGCACGTCGCAAGCTATTACATATAGTGGACGTACTGCGTTTAGCTTTTATGGTTCACGAGGCAATTACAAAGCGTTTAAGGATATTAGACCAATCTTAAAAGTTAAGCGTGGCGTGAGTCTCAACATTGGACTTGATACTGATTTTAAGCGAGCTGCTACTGTAACTGCTGTTACTAGTCCAGTTGGCACATTTACTCCGTGGGGTAGTCCGTGGGGCAGTCCTTGGTCAGCAGACGTTGAATATGTTTTTGATAGATTCGCTGTCAAAGGTCAGGGGCATTGTGCAGCGGTACGGTTTGGCGGCTCTATCAAAAATACAACTATGCAAATCCTTGGTTTTGAGGTGAGATTTGATTTAGGCGGACAGGTATAACTATGGCAACAGCATTAGCAAAAGACCCTACTCAAAAAGACAATGCGCCGTTTGACGTAACACGAGCACAGCGACGTGTTGATTACCTAAAGCGTGTGCGCCCAAATGATCCACAGATTAAAAAGCTCCAAGCTGGCATAAAGAAAGCTGGAGGAGTCCCAGCACCAGCTCCAACAGGACCAGTACCGTTTACTGAGCAGACAAGAGAGCAGCAGGTAGAGCAAGGCTTTGAGGCTGGTGGACAGGCTTACGGTGACATTGTTAATCGCTTCCGTGGCTTTGACCCATACCAGATGCAATCTCAGTATCAGCCTGGATTCCAGAGCGAGATGGACAAGGCTAGGCAGAATGTAATGGGTACGTTTGAAAGACGTAACCAAGAAGAGTTCCAACGTCAGCAAGAGGACGTACAGCGTCAGATTGCAGAGCGTGGATTAGATCCATCATCACCTGCCGCTCAAGCTTTGTATAAGCAACTAAACGTAAGACAAGACCTAGCACGACAAGAGGCTATGAGTGCTGCTGAGACTGCTGCGTACGGCATACAGGAGCAAGGCTTCGGACAGGCTTACAAGACAGCTATGGCACCTTATGAGCAATTCCAAGCTATACAAGCTCCGTATGTCGCAGGTGTTGGTGCTCAGTATCAAAGCGAGCAACTCACTCAACAGCAGCAGTTTGCTAAAGAGCTTGCTGCACTAGAAAACAAGTACAAGCTTCAGCAGATTAAAGCAGTTCCACGAGGTGGGGGAGGAGGTGAACAAACTGATTACTTCACGCCATATTGGTTAAATCAAATTGCTAGTCGATATGCGCCACAAGGACAGCAGCAAGGTGCAGTACAAAGCGGTATGCAAGGATTTATGCAAGGTGCAGGAGCTGGTGTAACCGCAGGACTTACAAAATAAAGTAGAGGCAAACATGGCTGACGGATTGGCAGAAGCATTAGCAGGATTAAGAGTATCACCAGCCGAGAATCCCTACGGCATAGCTAGTATAGGAATAGGTTCTGCTGCACCTAATCTTATCACGCCTTATACATCACCTGGCGCTGCGGTAGGTATTGGCTTGGGTAGTGTTCTCTTGCAGTCTTTGCTTGGCTATCAGGCTAGGCAGTCAGCTTTACAGGATACTATCCA